AAATTCCTGGCTTGCGGACGCGGACAGTCTCCGCGTGGTCTGCGCGACCGGGAAGCACGTCCGGACTACATCGTCATCGATGACTTGGATGACGACGAACTGTGCCGCAATGAGAAACGGGTGCATGACATTACAGACTGGGTAAAAGAAGCCCTTTTTGGTGCACTGGATGTGGGCCGGGGACGCTTTATCATGGTCGGGAACCTCATTTCTAAAAACTCGGTGCTGGCCAATCTCACCAAGACAAAAGGGGTGCATGTATCCGTCATCAAAGCAATAGACAAGAACGGAGAACCGGTATGGCGCGAAAAATGGACGAAAGAAGAGGCGCAGGAATACAGGGATTTTGTAGGCTACCGGGCATGGGAAAAGGAGATGATGCACAACCCCATCGTGGACGGCACTATCTTCCGGGCAGACTGGATTCGTTACAAGAAACTGCCCAGACTGCCCAAGTATGAAATGCTGGTCTGCTATACCGACCCCTCTTTCAAATCGACCACTTCCAACGACTACAAGGCTTGCCGGCTTTGGGGCAAGATCGGGAAGGAACTGCACCTTATAGACTGCTACGTCCGGCAGGATACCGTTTCCGGAATGGTACGGTGGCTTTACGACCTCTACGAGCGTACACGCGATACGGCAGCCGTCCAGTTCTTTATGGAAGCGAACTTCATGCAGGATGTCATTCTGGACGAGTTTGAGGCAGAAGGGAATCTGCGTGGATACCAACTGCCCATCATGCCGGACAAACGAAAGAAGCCGGACAAGCTCCAGCGCATCGAAGCGGTGTCACCATTATGGGAACGCGGTTTCGTATTCTACAATGAGAAGTTGAAAGAATCGCCGGATATGCAGACCGGCATCGAACAGACCTTGGCTCTGGAGCGTGGCAGCCGTATTCACGATGATGCACCGGATGCCGACGAGGGAGCCATCTGGATGCTGCAGCGCAATTCAAGACAGGAGAGTTTTCAACCGGTGTTCGGTAAAAGGCCGACCGCCAAAAATATATGGTAACATGATACAGCTGATTAAAAGAATGATTTTTGCATGGCGCTATAAACGTGCCGTTGCCCGTGCTTGCAAGTATGCCAAGCTTTACGGAAGAAAATACTACGTCCTGTATATGGGCGGCAAACTGAAAGTTGTCCCCAAAAGGAACATCTGTGAACTGATTCACCGCCACCGTTTCCGCAAGGGAACCACTATCCGGGATATAGAAAAAATGGCATTGTTCATCACTAAATAATAAGGTCATGTTCATTACAGAAGAAGATTACAAAGTTGTCATCGGCGACAACGCATTGAAGGTTATTTCGCAGGTAAGCCCGGAAAACCGTACCAATGCAGAAGCGGAAGCCCGGGAAGAAATTGCCGGTTATCTACGGCCGAAATACGACTGTACGGCCATTTTCTCTGCACAGGATGAACACCGGAACCGGCTCATTGTCATGTACACCTGCGACATTTCACTTTACCACATGAGTGCAGCCATGCCGCAAAAGATGGGAAGCGAGATACGCAAGGAACGATATGAACGGGCCATCAAGTGGCTTGAAGGCGTACAGGCCGGGAAAATTATCCCTGATTTGCCCCTGGCTGTCGGAGAAGATGGGCTTCCGTCCGGAAATTCATTTGTTTACAGCTGTCAGAAGCAGCTTCATCATAACTGGTAGGATTATGGATATTAAAGACTTTTTCAGCGGTATGTTTTCCGGTAAACCGAAAAACGTACTGCAAACACCATACGGCAATTTTAATCTGGCCAAGGGGAAAGACATCAAGCGGGTGCAGAAAATGGTCATCGACCTGCAACGCACCACCGATGCACTCACCCGGAAGGACATCAAGAACTGGCGCGATGCCTGGCAATATGCCATCAATGTGGACAGCCCCAGCCGCCAGCGCCTGTACGACATCTACCGGGACGCGGAAATAGACCTTCACCTCTCCGGGTGTGTGGAGCAGCGCAGAGGTTTTGTCATGGCACGTTCTTTCAAAATCGTGGATATAAAAGGGGATGAGAACGAAGAAGCGGTTCACTTCTTCGACCAGTCCTGGTTCAAGCAGCTCATGCGCTATGCACTTGATTCAATCTACTGGGGACATTCGCTCATCGAATTGGGCGACCTTTGCACTGACGGCGACGGCTGCATCTGTTATTCGGATGTTAAGCTTATTCCGCGCAAACATGTCATTCCTGAGTACGGACGTGTCATAACCGACCTCGGGCAGGACTGGACTACCGGTATAGATTACCGCCAGCCTCCTTTTTCCGACTGGCTCATTGAGGCAGGCAGGCCCGACGACCTCGGGCTGTATCTCAAGGCAGCTTCACAGACTATCCCCAAAAAGAACATGCTGGCCTTTTGGGACACCTTCGGGGAAATATTCGGAATGCCCATGCGTATAGCACGCACCACTTCGCGCGATCAGAAAGAGATTGACCGTCTCGACCAAATGCTGCGTGAAGCCGGAACCGCCCTCTCTATGGTGGCAGGAATGGAAACCGAAATCGAGTTTGTGGAAAGCGGCAAGGGAGATGCATTCAATGTCTATGACAAGCGTATCGATCGGGCCAACTCCGAACTGTCAAAGCTTATCATCGGGCAGACGATGACCATCGAGGACGGAAGCAGCCTATCACAGTCGGAAACGCACCTTGAAGTGTTCCAGAACCTTGTGGAAAGCGACTGTGATATGCTTCGGGATATAGTGAACAACCAGCTCATTCCGCGAATGGTGCGCCACGGGTTCCCTGTCAAAGGGCTGCGCTTTGATTGGGACTACTCCATTGACTACACGCCCGAACAGCAGAAAGCCTACGAAGAAATGGTACTGCAGCACTACAAGGTAAAGCCACAGTACTTTGAGGAAAAATACGGCATTCCGTGTGAGGAAAAGGAGCCGAAGGAAGAGCCGGACCCGACAGATCCGAAAAAGAAAAAAGGCGGCAAACCGGCTGAAACGCTGTCCCGTTTTTTCGACTGAGCCCCGATGATTATTCGGGGCTGCACCAGCGGTATGCCCACCTGTTGGGCAAACAGGAACTATGCCTCTCCATGGAGGACGAGGCAAAACTCATGCGCGACAAGCTCACGGAACGCTTTGACCGCATGATGAAGGTGCTGTTCCGGCAAGAAGGGGCAAACCTTGAAATAGGTATCCTGGCATCCGAAGAAGCGCAGGATTTTATAGAAGCTCATTCTTCTGTCTTGAACGGTTCATTCCGAAAGGTGGAAATGTCCGAGGCCATGCGCAAGCGGCTGGAGCGTTCCAACTATGTATTCTCCGGCTTGAAGACCTTCCATGAACTGAATGAAGCCTTTCCCTCCCTGTTGGATGAAAACGGCAATAGAAAGACGTTCGAACGCTTTTTGAATGATGTCCGGAAGATCGACGAAACATACAATTCAAACTATCTACGGGCTGAATTCAACTTTGTACAGGCTTCGGCTGAAATGGCAGCCAAATGGGAACGGTTCATGCAGGACGGCGACCGCTATTATCTACAGTACCGCACGGCCGGGGATGCAAAGGTACGTCCCACCCATGCAGAAATGGCCGGTATCACACTCCCGGCTTCAGACCCGTTCTGGGCGGAATTCTATCCGCCTAACGGATGGGGCTGCCGCTGTTCCGTAGTCCAGGTACGCAAATCCAAGTATCCGGCTACGGATCATGAAGAGGCTATGGCAAGAGGAGAGTCAGCTTTGGAACTTGACAAGAAAGGTATGTTCCGGTTCAATGTAGGCATGGAACAAAAGACGATGCCCGACTATAACCCATACACCATCAAACGGTGTAAGGATTGCGATATGAACAACGGAAATATGAAACTGGTCTTCGTTCCGGAAAATGAATTGTGCGCCGCATGCAAACTGGTAAGAACATTGGCCAATGCAGATGCCAAACAGATAAAGAAGCAAGCCAAGCCATTGCAGGGAACAGTTATCACGAATAATGAATTCCCATTCCCGGTAAACATATCAAAACGCACGCTTCAAGAATGGACCAACCAGCCATACAAGTTCTACCATGAAAAGAACCTCATGCTTCTGGATATAAAGAATGTATTTGCCAAAGCCAAATACCTGGGAACAGCAGATAACCACAAAGGTATTCCACACCTCATACAATCGCACATTTTCGAGATAGAAGTAAGAGGTGAAAAAGCACTGATAATAGTTCGGGAATACGACTGGCACGAATACACGCTGCACAGTCTTTCAGAAGGAGGTGAATTATACAAACATATAAAAAAGAAAGAATAGCGAAAGACGCAAGCTCCGGGAACTACAATCCCGTTCTGAACATCTAACGCTATTCCTCATTGCAAATATACAAAACAATTTTTAAAAACAACCCGTTATGAACAAAATTATCGAATTTCTCAAACAAAGCAACCGCTATAAGCACCTTATTGGCGGTCTTCTTGTAGGATTTGCCGCCCTCAATCCTTGGACGGCTCTGTATGCATCCATTATCGCTGCCTCCTGTCTGGAACTCAAAGACAAACTGAAAGGAGGACTTTGGGACTGGATAGACTGGTCTCTTACCGTCATCGGCGGCAGTATTTCCGTGCTCTTTTGGCTGATAGTATGAATCTGGTAAAACAAGAAGTATGGAAGAACTAAACGCTCAAAAAGAAGTGCTGGTCAGTCTGGCCGACTGCTGCACGGTATTGCAGGGAAAGAATGTCGATAAGAAGAAAACCAACGAAGAAGCACAGGGGCTGCCGGTCATCGTCGGAGCTTCCGACCTGGTGTGCGGGGCACTGTCACCCAAACGCTGGTGCAGCCAGCCGCTCAGCAATCCGGTCTATTCCGAAAAAGGCGACATTCTGGTATCGGTAGTGGGTACCATCGGCAAAATGGCGGTCAATACGGTGGGGCGGGCCATCCTGTCAAAGCATGTATGTGCCTTGCGCATCCGTGAGGGCATTTCACGGCAATATCTCATGGCTATGGTGTCGCGGCTTATTCTCGATGCCATACCCGACCCGGACGGGGAAGCCCTACTCGGCTTCCAGAACAAGGCGGATGTGGAGATGCTGAAACAGATACGGTTCACACTCCCGCCGCTCATCATTCAGGAATGGATTGTGGCAAGGCTCACATCGGTCACTTCCATGATTCTTGCCTACAAAGGGAAAAAGGAGGATTATCTCTCCTATACCCGCATCGTGGAGCTTATCGAGGAGGAACGGAAAGAGCAGCGGGCGCACATGCGCCGGATGTCCGAGCAACTCGGCAGACTGGCCGATATGCTCGACAACCTGCCGCCCGATGCAGACACCTTGCAGATGATTGCCGACGCACGCAGCGCATACAGCCGTCTGCTGAAAATCCAATAATCTATTTGTATCACCATAAAAATTGTAGAAGTTATGAAAATCAATCCGGAAGTTATCAACGTAATCAAGTCTTCACAAGTCCAGGACAACACCCTCCGCCTGCCAGAGGGGAAAATGGAGCGCAAGCTCTACGAACAAGTCTCTAAGTTGCTCAAGGAAATGGGCGGCAAATGGAGCAGTGCCAAAAAGATGTTTGTCTTTCAGGAAGACGTGGCCGAAACCTTGGCCGACATCATTGCCATCGGTGAATATACGCCGGATAGAAAGACGTTCCAGTACTTTCCTACGCCCTTGCCGCTGGCCGAACAGGTGGTTTCACGGGCAGATATACAGCCGGGGGAGTCTTGTCTGGAACCTTCTGCCGGACAGGGGAACATCGCCCGGTTCATGCCTTCACCGCATTGCATCGAATTGAATCCTAAGAACAGGGAGGTACTGAAAGAAGCCGGATTCAACGTCGTGGCGGAGGATTTCATGAAGTTCAGCCCCGACCGCCTCTACGATGTCATTGTCATGAACCCGCCCTTTACAGCCGGACAGGATGCCCGGCACATCATCAAGGCCATCGGCTTGGCACGCCGCAAGGTGGTGGCCATCGCTTCCGCAGCCTGCCTGTTCCGCACGGATGCGGTGTACCGGCAGCTCCGCCAGCTCATCGAGCAATACGGGGGCACCATCTCTGAATTGCCCGAAGGCTCATTCCGGGAAAGCGGTACGGCAGTCAATACGGTATTGATTGAAGTGGACAAGACCAAAAGGCTACAGGCATGAGAAGAGTGGAAGGAAGTGCCGGTGTGTCGCTGATGGAATGCACGAACCCGGTAAAAGACAAATGGCGCATCCGTTGGGATGTGCAGGAAAAAGAGAATGGCTCTGCCTCCTACATGGAAGAGGAGTTCGGCCATAAGCCCACTGATGAGGAAATCCGCACATTGGTTATGTCCTGGTATAACAGCCAGACGGATGCAGCTATCCTGTCTGGATTCGTGTATAAGAATGCCCCTGTATGGCTTTCTACGGAGAACCAGTACAATTATAAGGCAGCATACGATTTGGCCGTTCAGACGGGAGGAAAATCCCTACCGGTCACATTCAAATTCGGTTCGGATGAACAGCCCGAATACCATACCTTTGAAAAGTTGGATGAACTGAAGGACTTCTATGTTCAAGCGGTCAGTCACATCCAACATTCACTGGAAGAAGGGTGGAGGCAGAAAGACAGATTCAAGGTAGAACAATACACGCAGCAGCCATGAACAGGAAGACAGTAAAACGGCAGACATTCGCCCTCGATGGCGGCACCTACATGTACCGCATCACGGAAGCCTCCATACGCCGGTACGAAGAGGCAAACGCAGTACCTATCAGTGCTTATATGACCATGCTGCAGGTAGTCCGTGCACTCTATTACATGACATGTATGCTCCCTGCCGGCTACAACGAGCAGGCATTCATCGATGCCTACAAAAAAGGCACGCTATATACCCGTTCCTCACGTGGGGAATACACTCTCCGGAGCATTCGCTCCCTCATGGTCTCCGCCCGCCGGGAACTCATCGGAGTGGCAGTAGCCGAGCCACAGCAGCCCGGCATCCTGCATCATCGCAGGCGCAAGTAAAAAGAAAGGGGGCTGCGCACTCATTGGCACAGCCCCTCGCTTGTTTATCACGCATGATTTCAATTTCCATTTGTTGTCGTTGTAACACTGTCTATTGGAGTCTTATACACCGTTTCCATCAGTTCTTTTGTCTTCTCGCGGGTGGAACGGTCCGAAGTCTCGCCTATAAAATAGAATACTCCGGCTATTACAGTAAACAACAGAGTAGAAACAACTCCGGCTAAAATACTTATGACAAATGTCATTTTATTAGAAGGAATACAAGAAGATATCTCATTTCTGTAGTTCCGCAACATATCGTCTTCATAACGAGCCAACTCTTCTGTAGCAACATTACCCACCATTTCAGAAAGCATCGTTTCCGCCTGACTACGGTAATTCCTCAACTGGCTGTCGGTCGTCGATGCCGCAAAAAACGACTTGCATTCCTCGTCTGAAGGTTCCCTGCCTTGCTCGCGCTTTATCTTGGTAATGAACTCTATTTTATGCTTTTTGTAAATCCCATATGCTATCAGTCCTACTAAATCATCATCAGCAGAAACAAGTTCTTTGTATATGAAATTATACTTACCGTTCATATTATTTCATGATTTTGCCAAAAGCCTTGTTGGCCTCCCTTACTATGTCTTTACGAGAAAATGTCATTGTACACGTACCCGAGACAGTGCGGCATCGAACAGATACGTTCTTACTGTCCAATGACACTCCGCGATGCACGCCATGAATCATAGCGGCATTGCCACGCCGAACACTTTCCTTTGAAATTACTCTTTCCATAATATATCTATTTGTTTACATTATCAACAGTGCGCAAAGATAACGAAAAAATCCGCTGTTCATTATGGAACAACGGATTTTTTCATTTCACTTAAACCTTATTTACCTTACGGAAATCCATATGTATCACCTTGCCTGATTGCTCCTTTTCATCCATCGGATTAGGACCGAAACCGCATCTCCATTCCAGCCACTTCAAGCGCTCTTCCAACGCGCCGTATTTCTTATAGAGATCCACAGTAAAATCAGAGTGTGATTTCTTATAATCACTGATAAGATTATCCATATCAGCCCTCCTTTCCGTCAAAGTCCAACATCAGCTGCGCATGTTCCTTATTCTTCTGGCTCGCGCAAAGCAGCAGTCTTACGCCCAGTTCTTTCACAAACCAGCCCGGATTAGGCACGCCATACAGCCACAGCTTCCGCGCCAGCGTCTGCTTGGCGTTCAGCCGTCGCACGCTCTGGCTACTGTCCGTCCGTGCACCGATACACGAATGGATGTCGTTCAGCGAATACCACGCCTCACCATCCACTTCCACCACACGAACCTCTCCGCCACGGTAGTTCATCACACGGTAAGGCACATCACGCACATCTATATGGTCGGTGGGCTGCTTCTTGATGCCGTAATAGCCCTTCTTGCGGATGCTCGGCAACACCTCACTCGTTACCCATTTGCGGAACTTCTTCGCCTCTGCCTTGCGGCTCTGGAATATCAAAGAGTACAAACCACTCTCGGAAACAACCTTTGTTTCTTGTTTTCGCCCCATTGTATCTATGAGGTAAACACTGCTTACCTCATCTTCATCAAGAGACTTGATCGCCATCTTGTGATTAGAGTGTTCCAACACTTCACACACATCTTTTGCCACAAACCACGGTTCACTGTTGATTAACTGCACACGAATCGGTGCTTTCTCTTGGCTGAAGTTGAACACTTCAACTTGCCCGGTCATCGGGGCTTCATTTTTCTTGTTACACATACTGTTATTTTTTAGAGCATTGTGGAATGAAAAAAGACGGCATCCACTACCCGTCGCTCTAAATCCTAACAGTTGGGACTTGCACAAACCATTACAGCTTATGCACGGGGTTAGATACCGTCTATATACAGTCATTGCAGAGCATAAAAAATGCCCAGTGCAGTGCATTGGACAGACCATGCCGTCCCAACTATTTAGAATTTTAGAGCACCGCAAATATACAACAACTTTTTAAAATCCATGCAAGCGTGCATGGATTTTCTGCACTTTTCAGCGCATTCCATTAAATTCCATACCTATAAATATACTGGAAAATTAGCATATACACAACTTTCAAAGTACAAAATATCAATTATTTAGCCGCTTGATGGCCACACACTGGTACACCTCAATACTTTCCACAATATCCTCATGGTTGTGATTGGTATCACTCTCCACCAGGTCCAGCTCCAGAAAGGTTTC